GCGAGCGTGCCGTAAACCAATGCGCCAACCTGTTCAGACGGCAAAAAGATAACTTTGTCGCCATTCCACGGTTTGATGTTTTTAACAACTCCGTCCTTTTCAATCTTGACCGTCCTGTCCACAATCTTAATAGTACAGCCAACTTCGCTCGAAAATGCCGAATCGAACAGATTAGGCAGCGGTACAGGCAACTTTGAATTTTCCAATACCAACACGCCCGAATAGTTCGCTACAAGCTCTCTCGCTTCCTGCGAGCCGCGCATAAGGTCGTATGCCTGTTTCGACATCAGGATAACCGATATGTCGCCATCAGCCGCCTCAATCACACGCTTAATGTCCGAAATAGGGGTAAAATCTTTCCCGCGCCATCTCTTGACAACTCCAAACTTGTTTTTGTCCAAATAACGGAAATCTACCCTTATGCCCGTGCCGATGTTGTTTTCATCTTCAACAAGTGTAATCCCTTCGGAAAGTCCTTGCAGGAAAATAGCCTCATTACGCTCATCAATACCTGTAACGCACTTAATAGTGTCGTTAATCAATTTCTGTGCAATCTGCGCGTACTGTGTGGCTCTTGCTTTCATAATATTGATGTTATTGATTTGCTTTTCGCCCAAACGCATTTTGATGCCAAGTTTCGGCAGATCGCCGTTACTTGCCTGCAACGAATCGCGCTTTTTCAACGGAAGCTCCGAATCCATCGCAACCACATCAGCAGCCACAAACGTAGTATCCACCGATGCGCTTTCCCATTTTTGGTCAGCCGAATATTCCTGACGCAACATCTCTTTATGTAGATATGTCAGCTTGCCGTCCCTTTTCTCGTTTACCTTCTCAACGATTTTCGCAAGCGAAGGAAACCATTTTGAAATAAATTCAAAAAATAAACTTCTCTGCATGGCTTATTTCCTTTCATCTTTTGCGAACTTGATAAGCGTCAAAGCCGTTTTTATCGCTGTCGTAACAGGATAAGGACTTGTTGCTTCATTCACTTCGCCGTTATACAATATGCCTACCATCGGTTTAGCGGTAAGCGTGCTTGCTCTCACCACACCCTCAATAGTGTGGCCAGCCGGTAACGCTGCGTAAGCGTCTCCGGCTATCGGCATGGGCTTATAAACGCCCGTAGCCGTTTCCTTTATTACCACATGACCCGATTTGATGACCGCAGGCGTAAATCCTGTCACGTCAAGAGACGCTCCACCGATTATACCCGCAATATCTTTTCGGATGGTAATAGAATCCAGCGTGGTATCCACCCCAACCGGATCATTAACTAAATTCGTTACTGCCATTTTGTTTTTAATTTAAATTAATTTTTGTAATTGTTTTTAATTGATTCCCGCTACGATGTCTTTGATTTCATCATCTGTAAGCGGCTTTTCTTTTTTGGGCTTACCGTCACTCCCGCCGGGTGGCTTAGTAACGGAATTTACAGCCTCATTACCCTCGTCCTGTTTCAACGCTTCGAGGTCTGACTCTACATCCGAAATGAACTCATCGAAATCGTCATCTTTGTCGAACTTCATACGTGTAAAGTTCTTTAATGTACGCTCACCGAATTTACCGCTGTCTTTCAGCAACGCTTCAAGTTTTGCACGTCTGCCCGAAGTAGTTTTTTCCGCTTCAAGCATTGCAAGCCTTGCATCCTGCTGTTCACGATACTTGCGAAACCATTCAGGCTCGCCGTCGTTCTTTTCGTTTGTTTTTTTTGCCGTTGCCGAACTTACATCATCGTCGTCGTCATCGGTCGTCTTTACAGTCTTTGCAGATGCGCTGACAAGTCTGTCGGCGTGCTGCTGTCCTGCTTTTAGAAAAGGAATAACCGCTTCAATCTGGGCGTCTATATCCTCGTCTGTGGCTTTCTCTGAATCAAGGTTATCGGCGATTGTCGCTGCAATACCCTGTAATTCATCCTTGTTGAAACCGAACGAAGCCGCTTTCGTTTTCAATTTCAAGAAAATTTTTTTTTCCATCTTTCAGTTTTTTGGTTAATAAAAAAATAGCCTGCACACACGTAAGCGTATGCAGACTATAACTTTAACAACATTCAAACCCTGAAAAAAAGTAATTTCGTAAAGTCAAGTAGCGCACAACTTCATACGCGATACCGCAAAATTAAGCACAATACCAAATAAAACAGCAAAAACGTTGAAAAGTCACAAAAAAGTTTTCAACGTTTTTACATAAAGACCAACATAATATGTAATTTTGCGGTACAGTATGATGTTGTGCTGCACTAATTATTATAGTTATGAACGAAACAACTTTAAAGGATATAATTGATTTTTCAGCAAAATCAAACAATGAAATTATCCAATCCCTCAAAGAGAAAACCGTAGAAGTCCCGGCGTGGTTTGATATTAATAAAGAATACGACCCTGAACAGCACGACGTAAACAACAAGGCATTGCGACCTGATAAGATACGCGACCAAAAGCCTGAGCCTGTATCACGCATCTACATTGCATTGCAGCAACTCCTTGTAAGGCGTATGACTGAATTTACGTTTGCCATTCCTGTAAAACGTATTTACGGCAATACCGAAGAAAGCGATGCACGCAAGAATATAGCCAAAGCCATTGAGGCCATTTACAAACACGCTCGCATTGATACGGTTAATCTCAAACGCTCATCCATGTTTTTTGCTTCATGCGAAATATGCACGCTGTGGTATGCAGTCGAAAAACCAAACAACCTGTATGGATTCGACAGCCGATGGAAACTCAAATGCAAAACATACTCGCCAATGGATGGCTACGAACTGTACCCGCTCTTTGACGAATACGACGATATGATCGCCATGTCATTCCAATACGAAAAAACCATCGGCGGCAAAAAAATGTCAATCTTTGAAACATATACCGAAAACCGACACCTTAAATGGCAGCGAGACGGCTCTCAATGGGAACTTGTCCTTGACGAAGAAATTAAACTGCTCAAAATCCCTGCAATATACGCTTATCGCGACAAACCGATATGGTCAGGCCTGTCCAACATCGTAAACGAAATTGAGCTTACACTGTCTCGCAACAGTGATGTGATTGCCTACAATTCCGCGCCTGTGCTAATGGTGGCCGGCCAGCTTCAGGGAACAGAAGAAAAAGGCGAAACACGCCGTGTGTATAGAGTTGAAAATGGCGGAAATATTAGCTATGTCTCATGGCAGCAATCCGTCGAAGCAATAAAATATCAGATTGAAATGCTTTTGCGACTTTTCTTCATGCAAAGCCAGATGCCCGATATTTCTTTTGAAAACATCAAAGGAATTAACACACTGTCAGAGCCTGCGCAACGCGCATTATTGACCGACGCACACCTCAAAGTGGGCGACGAATGTGGACCGCTGATTGAGTTCTTTGAGCGCGAAGCAAACGTCATAAAAGCGTTTCTTAAAGAAATGAACGTCTCATGGCGAAACGAAATCGAAAACATTGAAATTGAACATGTCATTACGCCCTATATCCAAAACGACGAAACGCTTACAATCGACAAGTTCCTGAAAGCAAACGGTGGCAAACCTCTCTTGGGACATCTTGAATCAATTGAACAGGCAGGGCTTTCAGCCGACCCAAATCAGACATTCGCACAGATAACCGAAGAAGAAACCGTAGAGGCGCAACGAAACAGAATGACCGATGTTTTTTATACAACCGAATAATAGCAAAATAACATGATAATAGATACAAAATTCGACGTAGAAGATAGCGCAATAACTATTCACAACAACCGAATATGGGAAGTAAAAATATATGCCGTAAGCGTAAGCATGAATGTAGAAAGAGGTAGAGATGCCGAATTGAAAATCAAATATAAACTTTTGGGACTTTCCGGCGAGAGAGTAAGCGATTTTATAGATGAAGGAATGGTTTTCAAGTCAAAGCAGGACTACATAAATAGCATTATGTGACGTGGCAAAGCCAAAAACACCCAACTCCCGCAAAGCCTATATCGCCCTGAACAATCGAACGGAGCGTTATGTCGCCATTATTGAGCAAATATACGAACGCTACAATAAGGAAGCCGCACGCATAGCCCTGCAAACGCCATACGACGGCAACAAGCCGTTTTCTTTCTCCGACTACCCCGAAACAAAGGCGTCCATTAAAAAGCTAAGGAGCGAGTTTGCAAACAACCTGAACGGCACGATTGTTCAAGCAACTACAACTGAATGGAACAACGCCAACAAATTTAATGACAAACTCGTGAAGTCCGTTTTGAAGCATTACGGAGAGGATGCAGGCGCAAAAGAGTTTCAAAGGTACTTCAATAATAATAGTGATGCGCTTAAAGCATTTATTAACCGAAAGAACAAAGGGTTTAATCTGTCGTCAAACATTTGGAATCAGTCAGGCGACTATATCGCAGGATTGGAAACTGCCATATCATCAGGGATAGAAAAAGGCATGAGTGCACAAACGCTTTCTAAACGCATATCCAAATATTTGATTGATTTCGACAAACTAAAACGTGACTATACCGACAAATTCGGAAAAGCAAGACACATATTAGACTGCGAATATCGTTCCGCACGTCTTGCACGTACCGAAATCAATATGGCATACCGCACAGCTGATAATGAGCGATGGCAGCAACTTGATTTTGTCGTCGGCTTTGAAATCAAACGTTCAGGCCGCCACTACGACTGTCCTGTATGTGAATCCCTCGCAGGTAAATACCCCAAAGATTTTCTCTTTACAGGTTGGCATCCCAACTGCCGCTGTTATCAAATATCGCTACTGAAAACAGACGAGGAGTATTGGAACGACAGCGAAACAAGCGTGAACGAAGTTAAAGACGTGCCCGACAACTTCAAAAAATGGATAGCAGACAATGCCGACCGCATCAAAGAAGCCGAACAGCGCGGTACACTGCCGTATTTTTTGAAAGATAATGCTACCTTTGCAGGCATTTCTGTAAAAGAAATAAATATGGTTGATAGAAGAATCGAATTGATAAAAGAGGCAACAGAAAAATACAATTCGTATGGCAGCGAATGGGAAAAATCTTATTTCGATAAGTTTAGCGGTGGATACAATGTTTATCACAAGGAACACAAGTTTTCTACAACCGGCGGAGGCGGAGATGCAGAAAAAACAGTCGGAGAAATGCTTGCAAAATACAACGGCAAACAAGTAGAATTTTTGCCCGAAGGTAAAATGAGAAGTCCGGATATTAAGTTTGACGATCAAACATGGGATATAAAATATATCGACAATGCAAATGAAAACACTATCAGAAAATATTTATTGGACGCTCAGAAAGCTGATAATGCAATTTTTTATTGGGAATCAAATGAAAAACTTTTTGAATTGAATGATGCTTCGAAACGTGAAATAGGTAGGTTGACAAAAAAACAAATAAACAAACTTCCTGATATTTACTATATTGACAAGAATGGACTTTTAAAATTGCTTTGGGAAAACAAAAAGGGACTATATAAATAGCCCCTCTATGTTGCGTATTTGTGATTAGCCACCCCCCCGCCGGACTGGTGCAGAAACTAACTCCCGCGCGAACGATCCGGGACTTGAACCCGATTATTGCCTTTAACAAATTCGCTCTAACAACATCGCAAAGATAATCAATATTTTTGAAAATGCAAATATTTTTGAGATTTTTTTAAAAAAAAGAGGGCAAACCTCGCGGAATACCCCTTTTTTCGTTGCTTTGGATCGGTTAAATTTCCGTTGAATCGATTACGCCTAATGATTGTCTATCGAAGCACACATGTAGCTGTTAACCACCACACGCACCGCATTGCAGTTACCGCTAAATTCATCTCTCATAATTTCTTCTGCGCTTTTCCATCCATAATTCAGCTCCAATGCATTATACACACACTCCCACAACTCGTCCAGCTTTTGCAGGCATTTAATATAGGATTTGGTGTCTTCGCTTACCGTTAATTTTATTTCTGTCGTTTCCATTGCTTTCAGTTTTTAGCGGTAAATAATGAATGAATAAACTCACGTCCCGATTCAGCCCATACGGTAATCGTGTTTGAGCCGACAGAGCCGTCCGACCTCTTAAAATGATGCGTGCGCGGCCTCGTATAGCCTCTGCCTTGATATTTGGCGTACAAAAGCCACTGACCCGACTGTTTGAAGATAACGCCGCCTTCGTTCAGCTTCTTTTCCAATGTAATAGCCGACATACCGAGTTCTTTGGCTACCTGCGTCATGGTGTAGGTCTGCGCCGATTGCAGCACGCTGTCAAAATAGTCTGCTTTAGGGGCAAGCTGTTTGTTTTCGATTTCTAACAGATGCTTTTCGCCTTCAAGAATTTGGGCGCGTTGCGCTTCAAAATCGGCGCGTTTCCTTTGGGCGTCAATTGTGGATTGTGCAAGGATTAAGGCGCGTGCCATGATTTCTTCGGGTGTCTCGTTCGCTCTCGCTGCCATGTAGCCGCCGGTACGGCGGATGGCGGGGAGGACTTCGGAGGTTACCCAGTCCTGAAATTTTTCTGCCGTTGGTTTGCGGCTTTGAAAAATGCACCTGTACAAGTTTGGCTCGTCGATGAAAATCATTGACTGATTGCCTCCTGCGGTAAGGACTTCAGTAGTACTTAACCCCTTTGGGTTTAATCTCTGTTTTAACACAGTTACATTTGATAAACTTAAAATTTTGCATACATCATTTAAGCAAAATTTTTCATCGGCTACTCTTATTTCGCCGAACTTGTCATTGTTGAAAATTTTAATTTCCATAATTGAAAGTGTTTTGACTTTTAGGCAAAAAAACGGCTGCCATTTCCCGTTCGTCAAAACACTTTCAAGAGCGATGCTCAAAAAAATAAAGGAAAGACAGCCGTATATTTGTGGGCATAAAAAAAGCCCTGACATTTGGGCGACCTCAGTCGCTCTTGAGAGTATTTTGACGCTGCAAAGATACGAACTGTTTTTGAATGGACAATAAAAAAAGTATGTTTTTTGACATACTTTTATGTAAAAAGTCCTAAAATCGGTAACGAAATGCGAAAGCCACACACTATCTTCTTATTTCATAATAACGTATCAGCCTGTAACCCGTGTTTCTTAGTCTCACTTTTTTCACTATCTCATAATTTGACGCAAACGTGAATGTGTATTCAACTTTTTCCTCATTTATTTCAATGGGAATATGAAACTTTATTATTTTCCCTTCTGTTCTTTCTCTGTAAGAAAAAATCCTGCCTATACGCCATCCACCATTTTTGCCTGTCAGATAAGTTATTTTGTTTTTCGGAATAATCAAATCATCCAATATTGAACCCTTAATAATTATAGAGGGCAGTTGCGTTTCATCTTTTTTGATAAACTTTGTTCCTTCGTGAATAACAGGTGTTGAAACATTGCCCAAGTCAACAAAAACGGCTTCATCCCAAAATATTTTTACCGTGTAATCTGTCTTGTTTTTCAAAACAAGCGAAACGTGAGTTGGGTTGATTACAAATTCAGCATCAATAGATTCATCCGAATAATTGCTAAATTCAATTCCGTGCCTTGTTTGTTCATTTGAAAAAGTCCCTTTGTTTCTGTTGGTTACTTCAATATCTGTCAATTTAAAATAGAAATATCCCGCACCTTTCGCGCTTGCTTTGTTTGCGATTGACAAAACACATAACATAATAACTAACAATTTCTTCATATCTCTATCATTTTGAATTAAGCCACAAAGAAACAACAAAAAATTACCCCCGCCAACTTTTTTACAAAAAATCCTCCAAAATCTTCTCATCACTCACATGCCCGTAATCACGCTGCTCTACGGCTCCTGTAATCGCATCACAGGCGTCATCGTGCGCATTCGTTCCAACCTTCAAATAACCCAAAACAGCCGTTGCAAATTCGGGAAACAACCTGATCCATCCCGCAGGCATAAACGTCAGATTTTGCACCGCAGCCGAATGTGAAAATATACGCACATCCTTGTTTACGGTTTGATGAAACCACCTGAAAGACGTTTTGTTGTTCTTCATCAAACGACACTGATTTTCAACCGCACGAGCAAAACCACGCCCCCCATTGTTCGACTCAACGACACATTCACGCACGCCGTGCTTTGTGAGCATCCTTGCAAGCGCAGGCTCTGTATATTCCATCGGCCTCTGTGTGTACATCACGTCAATAACATAGTTGCCTGTTTCCGTATCGTCATAAACTATCGCACACAAATAGTCCTTTCCGGTATCAGCCGTATCCACGTATGCCTTTCTGATGCAATTCCTGAAAGCAGGCATCATATCATATTCCTTAAAACCCATATCGTACATAAGTCCTTCGCTTGGCTTGGGGTCTTGCTGATACAGCGAGTTAAATACATGCGGATTCTTCGCCCTGATAGCCTGTAACTTCTCAAGCGAATGTCTGCCCGGCCAAAGAGCCTCGCCATCATTCCTTGTGTCGTATTCAGTCGGTGCACCCTCTTTAATTGCCCGATATACTACAACAACCCAACCGTCAGGGTTTTCTTCCGCATCATAAACGCCTTGCTGCCTCAACAGCGTACCCGCCAAATCATCCTCATGCCATCTTGTAAATACAATCAGTTGCTTGCTGTCGTTGTGCAAACGTGTTTCCGCTACCGTATCATACCAGTCTGCAATAGATTCACGCACCACAGGCGACCAAGCTGTTTTAGCATCCTTGTAAATATCATCCATAATAAGTACGTCCGCCGGATCGCCAGTCAAAGCACCGCCGACTCCAACCGTTTTAAATCCGCCACGCCTCCCGACAATCTCGCATTCGTCCGCGTTGCGTAACCATGCGCCTGCAACAGTCGTAACGCTACTTTCATTCAGGTGCGTATCAGGAAATATAGCCCTGTACTCTTCCGTATCAATAACACGCTGTATTTCTCTGTTGAATTTACGTGCCTTTGTTGCGCTGTATGATACAATCACTGTTTTTGTATCGGGATTTAATCCCAGTATGAAAGCCGGTAACCGCCTTGTGCTGCCCTCGCTCTTGCCATGTTGCGGAGGCATAAATACCATCAGCTTATTGATTTTTCCATGTGCAAAATCGGTTAGTATGGAATAATAACGTTTATGGAAATCTTCCGGCCTGAAAGTTGGCATCGTGGAGTAAGTGAATTGCAGCAAGTGATTACGGCTTAAATCCAAACGCAACAACCTTGCCTTCTGTATAGCATCATCCAGTATGTGATGATTATCCATTGATATGCTTTAAGAGTACTTCCAGCTCCGCCTTCTTTTCCTCAATGCTCTTTTCTGCAAACAGGTCTTTCCCGTCCTTTCCTGTTAATTCGGATTTGACGGGCGCAGCATACCCAAGCATCGCATTAATACTGTCAAGGCTCTTTTGCTTATCGTACAACTCTATTTTCACATATTCAACATCTACAATATCAGGCTCATCGTTCGTGCCCATATTCCTTTTCACAATCTTTGTAGAAATATTTTTGATACACGCCTTTTGGTTGTCCGTAAGCCTTTCAAACTCCGTTCTCTCCAACCATGTATTGTGAAGATGAGCAATTGAAGAAAACGCGATTTTTTCATGTTCCTTTATTACCCGCATCTTTGAAATTTCGGCTGTCTCTGCAAGATTATCCTTCAAGTATTTGATTCTCTTTTGGATGTGAAGTTTTGCCAAGTTTTGGCTACCTATATTCCGTGCCGTTTTTTCACTATACCCCGCATTTACAGCAGCTTTCGTAGCATTCAAATGCAAAACATACTGATAGCAAAACCTTTCTTCTTTCGGCGTAAGTTTTGTATTTTCTTTGCTTCCGGTATCCGTAATATTATCAACATCCATTGTACGACCTTTTCTATTGCCGCAAAAGTAAACAGTCATTTTGTTATAAAGCACAGATTTTCAAAAAAGTTTTCAACGTTTTGCACAAAAAAGCCCGCTCTTTTGAAGCGGGCAGACAAAGTACGGTATTTGAAAATGATTTTTGTAGTTAATCAATAAAACGCACTTGCCTTAAATCATCTGCAAAACGGTGTAAATTACTCTGAATCCGCATTGATGTTTTCTGCGTTGGCTTACGCTTGCCTGAAGAATAATGCCACAGTTGTTTTTGATTGATTCCGGTAACTTTTTCCAAACCTGATTTTGATAGAATACCTGCATAATAATCAAGAAACGAAGTAACGTCATATCGTATGTCAAATTCAAGTTCAGGGATTTTTTTCCCTTCGTTAGAGCACATTACTTTTTCCTCTTCGTATGCCTCATAAAAATCTTTAATAGCCTCTTTTGCGTTGTTGCCAAATCCGGCCAAACCGAAATCTAAATCGTAATAATCCATATAGGCACTGTATCTATTGTCGATGCCACGCTCCACAATTACTTTTACTTTCATATTCTTATTTTTTTAATGGGGGCTATAACTTAACCCCCGATGATTTTTCAATACTTATTTTTGTTCCCGTTGCGAGTTCCTGCGATTGGTGTCTTGGTACTCTGAAACGTTTCTTTGTGATTGGACTGTACCAGCAGTCATGCTCTTTTCCATGTTCCAAAAAAGAACAGCCCGCCTTACTAAGTTTCCTTGTTGCTTCAGATGTCTTCATTTATCAAATACTTTTATCAATTAACTACGACGCAAAGATAACTATTTTTCTACTACTATCCAAATATTTCATCAATTATTTTCACAAAATTATGTATTTTTAGCATTTGAACATAAAAAAAGCCCCGATTAAGGGGCTTTAGTGGTTCGCTGCGCTGTCAGGCGGCCGGTCGATTGTTTAAAAATTTATTGACAAAATAAATTTGGCCTTTTCCGGTTACCTTTGTAGTCACCGTTACAAATACCGTTCCGTCCGGTTTACTGATGCTCGTTTTCTTGAGTTCAAACAATCCGAGTTCCATGCTTTTCTGCGTTGGTTGATTATAGTACTCTCCCTTGCTGCACAGGTAGCCGTTATCACGCAACCAGATAAACAGGCGGTTTTGGCCTATCTCTACACCGTTTTGCTTTAGTATCTTTGCAAGTTCGGACACAAGTACGCTACGGTCGCTTGTTGCAACTGCATCGGCAAACAGGACTTTTGGGGCTTGCTCTTTTACCTTTGTTTCGGCTTCTATACGCTTTTGTTGTTCTTCTGCCCAATTCTGCGCAAGTTGCAAAATGGTTTGAGGATTTGAAAAGTCTAATTTCGGTTTTGTTTCAAGTTCTTCCCAACGACGGTTTACTTTTATGCGTAGCTCGGAGTCATACCCTGTAAGCAAGTCGAAGCACTGCATTTTGGTAAGAAGGTACTGCCTGTAAGTTTGTCCGTTCTGTTCATTAACATAGGGGGTCTCCCCAAGTTTGGGGAGTGAAAGCTTTTCGTAACTTTCATTTAAAACATCACAATCACGTAAAACGTGGTCGTGCCTTTTGTTTGTCAATTCCGCAATTTCACGGCTCGACATTGTTGTAATTTTGATTAGTTCGTTCATGATTATTGAATTTTTACATTATTGTTTCTTAATTTCTTCGCCTCTTCGTGGAAAAGGGTGCGCGCCGCCTCAATCTTTTTGTTCAACCGAAGCTCGGTAAAGGCGTTTCCCCTGACTTCTTCGCCTACAAACTCACGAAACGCCTTGAAAATGGAAAACATATAGAGATTTCCCTCCGCGCCTGTAATTTGCACATACTCTCCTGTCAGCGTCCGTGCCGACTGCGGCGTGTTGTACGCTCCTGTCTTACGAATTGAGGGGAGCACTTCCTCAAATACCCAATCTTGAAATTTTTCTGCCGTAGGCAAGTTCGACCTAATAATAAGACGATATACATCCGATTCAGGTATAACATTGTAATCATGCGGAACTCCGTGATTATCAGATAGGCGGTGTTTCACCGCCCTTCTACAATGTTGTGATACTGCGTCTTTTGGCACATAATACCCCAACGCTTTAGCAACATCAACAGCAACAAAATGTGGCGTGCCGTCAATAACGATTATGCGCACTTGCAGCGCACCTTCAAAAGAAAATGATTGAATACCACTGTCGCAGGTTACGCGGTTTGAATCTGGCGTACTTTGCCCATTCAAACATTTTTTTTCTGTGTTGGACATTTTAGAAAAATTTGTTTGTTTTTGGTAGCAGAAAAACGGCGTTACCGACCCGCTGTCCAACACCTCAAGGGCTGTGGTTCTATTACAGTTCCACGCGGGAGTAACACCGATTGTATGCAGTGCACAGGCAAAAAAAATGCCTGCTACTGACAGGCGGATATATCCACCCTTGAGTAAATTGGACACCGCAAATATACGATAATTTTTAATCATCAACTCTTTTTTGTATTTTTTTTCAAAACAAACTTTTCATTCCGCTTTAGAAAATTCGCTCTCAATACACTCAATATCCGATTCGTTAAGCGAAAACCATTCGCCAGTTACATTTTTTGCCTCAAAACGTTTATGTAACTGGCTCTCTATGTCGTATCCGTAGCTTCCAACAAGCTCTATCATCGGACACGCCACCTTTAATGACTTTAATCTTTTTTGAACATTTACAGACTTCCCTATTTTATACAATCCAGAACCCTTATCAATTATCAAATAAGTATTAAAGGTTTTTGTTTCTTTACGCCTGCTTCCTGAACGTATTTTTTCTTTAATGAAATCGTTAATTTCACTATCCATTTGTTCATTCCGTTTCTTGACGTACTCTTTGGTTTTATTATCAAAATGATTATTGTCGAACTCTTCACCTCGTATATTGCGCCCGATATAGTCGTTTGCAAATATTTCTTCGTCGTCTAATCCGTAAAAATCCTCGTTAAACGACACTACGTTTCCGTTAAATACACATACTTCGTTTTTCATTCTGCAATTATTTTAAAATATTTTTTCATCCAACCATTCCTTAACCCCGTCTGCCATATCCCTGAATCTCTTATTATATTCATACTCATCGTTGTAGCCTCTAATCATATAGCGTATTTTAGACGCTTTACAATCAAGGCATTTTGCAATATCTTTCGTTTTCATTCCGCTTGTGTCCAAATAATGCACCACAATCATCCTCGCATACACAAGTTCAATCTTACGGCTTCTGCTCGTAATCTGCTCGCGTGTCAGGCCTGTTGCGCGGTGGATGGCTTTGAATAGGGTGGAGGGGGTCATGTGCTATTTTTTTTTAATATTTTTCTGTTCAAACAGAATGCATGCAGGGTTTGTAACTTTTATGGTTTTGTACCCCGCGTTATTTTTTCCTCTCTTGTATTTGCAGCATTGCAGCATTTTTGACGAGTACTCGCTCAATAGTGTTGTAAATCTATTGCTGCATTGACGGCATGTACGCGTTTCTGTTTTTATATGGAAAAGATCATTCATGTTGCTTGTTTTAATATTTCTTCAATCGTTGGTTGCGGTGCATCGCATAGGTGCATATACACACTTGCATCCCAATCTTCAAAAACATTGCGATAATATTCAGCACAATTATTACGCTGACTTTCACATAGTTTGTTGGCAAAATTTTGCAGGGCTTCTAGAAATCGTTTTTCAAACAAAACTGCCTGCAAACATATTGCCATTAATTGTTCTTCGGGTATTTCTATATTTTCTTTGATTTTATCTAAATTTTCCTTGAAATCAGGATAAAATTTTAATAAAAATTCAAGTATCGTTTTCATATCTTCAAATAGTTTTAATTGTTTTTTTTAATATCTTTGATTTATAAGCCATATGACGGCGAGCGGTTCGGACAGGTCGTATTCCTTGAACCAGTCGCGGAAGTCATTGAATGAGAGGCCGTCGTTTTGCGCAATATCATGCCATAATATTATTTTTCTACCGCCTACTACCCTTATTACGGGTGTAAGTAATTTTGTAAAATCAATAGTATCATTTAACTGTCCGCATGATTTTACCTCCAATTGCTGCACGTCTATTCCGCTATCCATGTCGAAGCGGAACAGGTTTCGATGCTTGGAGTGGTACGGTATTCCTCTCCAGTCGTACAATACGAGTTCTGCCAGTCCGGCGTTTACCTCGTCGATTCGGTGTTTCCAGAGGGGGTAGTTTTTGCGGATGGCGTGTAGCTTAGCAGTATAATAATCTTCGTTATCCGGGTCGATTAATTCTTTAATACCGCGCAAAGCCATTTGAATTTTCTCTTCAAAGTGCGTTTCCTGTCTGGCGCGTCTGTGGGTCTTGTGGAATGTGCGGGAGATGCAGAGTTTGTACGTTTTAATTTTCTTTTTCTTTTTCATGTCTGTTATGTTTTATGGGTTGTTAAATTTTTTAATGTGATTTTTTATCTCATTTATGTATACCGGCGGAACGTAATAATTAAATTCTCCGCGTTCAAGCGCTTCGATTTCCATTCTGATTTTCTCGATTTTATCTTCTCTTTTTTCCGTTTCAAAACCGAAGACGTCGTCGATATATCCTGTTTTTTCCAGTTTTTTCAATTGTCCTTTTTTAGCGGAAAGTAATGTTTTCGTTTTACTTTCGATATATTCTTTACCCTGCAACATTTTCTGTATACCAATATCCAGTGCAACTTTCTGGCGAGGATTGGAAACTTTGACAAGCGCCGCAAGATAATCGAAATACCATCTCCACTTTATAGACATATTGACCGTTATTTTGTTTCGATAATATATGACCTTATCCGCTTGTGTGTCTTTGTATAGGGTTATTTTAACGAATATATTTATTACTTCCATGATAGTTTTATTGGTAGATTGGCAAATGTCAGGGCTATAAGGGTTGCGTCGAGGATTTCCTGATTTTTTGTTTTGAGTTGTTCCATACCGAGATTGGCGAGGATTTGATTCATTTCGTCGATGGTGATTTTACCGTTTTTT